TCCAGCATCGTGCGAGCCATGCCTGTTGCCCTGGAAGAGACCGCAACTTCCGCGCGGGCCATCAGCGAGTTGAGCCGCTGGAGTTCTGGGTCTTCGACGGCCCACGAAAGTTTCACGAGATATTCTTGCAGGACGTTTGACAACGGATTAACCTTTTCTGTGGTTTGGCTCCGTAATGGCTCGGCGCTCGCACGCCGTTCGGGGCCATTTCCATTATAGCCTACTTCTGCAAAGACTCTCGGTGTTGGATGAGCATTCGGTGATCAATCGCGTGCATCCGCCGTTTAAAGGCTTCGGCCGACTTGACGCTCATCCCAGCCGTCATGAGCGTCTGCCGCGAAAGAGCCTCGAATAAGAGGCCGTTTGGGCGAATCGCCCGCCCTGGCTTCGATCGACTGGGACTGACAGACAAGCCTATCGCCCCCGCGATCATCGTGAAAAAGTCACGTCGCTTCATAGGCGCGCGCTCATTAAGGGAAACAGATTTTGTAGAATCAAGAAACATCCTTCCGTTCTTTCGGAACCAGCACCACCTTCAATTGGCCTTCATCCACGAGATGGAAGATGATCGAGAATGCCACTTTCCAGCCAAGGAGGCATCCAGCAAAAAAACAGATGCTCGCAATTGATGCGTAAAACGGCATTGTTAGCCTACTTTCGCTCTGCCAGTGGCCGCGCCATTGAGCCATTATACACGATCCCGCGCTTCGATCATAGCCCTGGTGGCCCGGCGCTGGTTCTCATCGCGGACATCAAGCGCCCGGTTCGCATCCACCAAATCCAGGAAGCTGAAAGTCCCGTCGCTCGCCTCTTGTTGCCTCCAAAATCCACAGAGGATCGGCCGCCAGAGGTACGGGTCTAGGCCTTCGGGGAGAGCGGCGGGTTCGAAATCAAGCGCTTGGCCTCCTCCACCAGTTTCTTCTGCCGCTCGAAAAAAGGGTCGAAGTTGAATGCCAGAGCCTCCCCGTAGAGCGTGTTCACGGTGTCAAGGTCATACTCCAGATCCAGGTCTGGTACCAGCCACCGGCCATCATCGTAGATGCGCAAGGGCACACGGGCACCCTCCTGATCTTTGTACCAGCTGATCAGGTTGAAAAGGTAATGCTGGATTTTGGTGAGGACTTCGATCTCTGCGGCCTTGCCGCCGGTCAACTGAAGTACGATCCAGTTTCCGACGCTGGCGGTCACGAGCCCAATGCGGAATTCACGTTCGCCTTCAACGTGCTGTTTCGGTAGCAGAACTGCACCATCCGGTGCGAGTCTAACGTCTTTGAATTTCTCTCTCAAGGGGGGTTCTCCAGTTCAAGGTTTGATCTCCAGATTGAATGATGTCCCCGGCGACGCGGACCTGCTGGAGAACCAGGCCCAATGGTGTACTGGCCATTGCCGCCGGAGAATTGATGGTCCGGGCGCGGCACGAAACCACGCCCGGACGCTGCTCTGGTTGCTTGTGCGCACCCACCTTCTTCGACCAGCACGGATCGAACTCTCAGGGCGCGGTGGCCAGAGCGAACTCGGGTTATTCTGCGACGATGGAGCAAGCGCGCAGCAGCCAAGCAACGGGTTGCGCTTGTTCCTGATACGTTTTGTCGGGAACCTTTACAGGCGCCACTCCGGTGCATGTATGCGAACTGCCGTCCACGACGTTTGCGACGAGCACGTTTGCCGAGAACCAGTTCGACACGTCGCCCGCATCACGAGCAGCCTTGATCGCGTTATACCAGGACAGCAGATCACGGTGAAGCGTACTGGTCTGCCACACTTGGATCTCGATCTCACCCTGATCGCCGGGCATCACAGATGGCACCACGGCACCGTCCATCCCAACTTGGATATTGGACTGGTCTACGCTCATGCGAACGGTGACGGACTTGACGCCTTTGGCGGATACGCCGGAAGCCTGAATGACGCCGATGAGCGGATGGCTCATGGCAAAATTGAGGTCCATTCCCGAGTACGTCTGCAATTGTTTTGACATTTAGATTCTCCTTTCTGCCTCTCGGCGCTATTGCTGCACGTAAACCGTCACGGCCAGCGAGTGACCGGACTGGGCCATAATCAGGGCCACGGTGATGGGTGGCAGAACGCGGGCGGCCCGCCGCGCCTCCGGCCAGGTGCTCATGGGCTGCACGAACAAGAAATAGCCCTTGGGCATGGCGTCGCCCGGAGCGAGCGCCCCGGCGCCGAAGCCGATGGGTGGCCCCTGCCAGGTGCCGGAGGGTGCGATGAAGCCCAGCACCTGCGAACGCTGGCAAGCGCCGCCAACGGCGTTCTTGAGGGTGAGCGCGCCACCGTCTGTGATGGGGACCGAGGGTGAGTCAACCAGCAGAGCCACGCCGCTGGTCTGAATGTCGTTCACCAGCATGGACAGGAACAGGCCCTGATCGAACCAGTCGCCGGAGGCCATGACGCCGTTCTGGCACCAGACATCCCCGCTCTGGTATAGCACGATCACGTTGCCATTCAGCCCGACCTGGGAGCGGTCCACCGCGCCGGCGATGGTCTCTACCTGTTTGAGCGTCAGTGGCTCGGCCGGGTAGTAGGGATATCCGGGGTAACTCTCCTCGATGCCGTACACCGGCTTGAACATGATGTCGAAGTAACTTCCCGGCTCGCCGTTGATGTGGGCGGCGACAAGGCCCATGATGGCGGTCGCTCCATGTATGCACGATGGGTACAAACCGCCCTGAGTAGTGGAATAGAGGGAGAACGTTTTCTTGTAGCCCGCCGCCTGAAGCAGCGCCATGATGTTCGAGGCAGGGGAAGCGCCTTCCACCAAGATGCTGGCTTCGCCGGTGGTCACAAAGAATCTGGAATCTGGCGAGCAGGTTTCGATGTACTCGGCGATGGCCATGCGGTCTTCGTCGATGCCCGCGCCGCTCGCGGTGCCACAGAAGGAGCACATGAACCATGAGGAGTTGAACTGCCGACAGGCGGTAACCGCCATCAATGGCGTTTCCCCAACGGAGATATTCACGGTCATGCCACCGGTGGAGACTGCCAGGCCCCCGGCGGTGGCATAGCCCGAGCCACCCGATGCGAGTTCGATGGCTGTTGCGATTCCTGCGGTGCCGATGGCAGTGACTCGCACGGTGCCGAGCGCACCCCCGGCCTGCACCACGGTCACAACCTGCCCTACGGTGTACCCGGAGCCTCCAGAGGCAATCGTGGCGCTCATGATGGCTGTAAGGTCTTGCCGGCCAATCCACAGGAATGTGGCACCTTGCGCGAAGTACAGCGCGGCGTCTACGTATTCGGGCGCGGTCTTCTGGAAATCCACGGCGACATCGGCCAACGACTCGTAGAGCCGCATCCGCGAGTTGGCGCCCACTGACGGGATCACCGCGCTGGACCCGACGATCAGTGCTTGGTTGAAGGCTGGCCCTGGCGTGTTGGTCGGCAAAACCAGAACCGATACGTTCAGAATCTGGGAAAGCGGAAGCGGAGTTGTTGACATTGCTTGTCCTTTTCTTTTCGTTTGAAGCCTGGTAGAGCCGGGCCGGTTGAACTTACGATGGAATGGCGATAGGAATTTCTTCTTCCACGCCCGTGTCTGTTACCACAGTCACATCCACACTGGCTGCGGAATGGACGGTAATCGTTTCGATGACTTCTTCGTTGAACTGAATCTCGACATCAGCCCTCGGCCACCATTGGCCTTGGAAGTTCTCAGGCAGATATGTCGGTCGCGGGCTCGCGGGTATTCGGTAAATACTGCTGGCGGCCAGGATGTCGTGAACCCAGTCGAGTGTCATGGCCGAAAGGATCAGACGCGCGTGGTCTTCGCAGTTCGGGCCGTAGAGCGTCAGATGCAAGGTCCAGACCTGGGTGAACCCCATCTGCTTCGTGAGATCCGTACCGGGCGGGCTGTCGGTATTTTCCCAGAACAACTCATCCCTCACGCGGGCGAAGTCGGCATTGTCCAACACGGCCCGGATGATGCACACGTCCTCACTGATCTTCCACGCTGGTTGCCCTTCCTGCTGCCACCCGCAGCGCACACAGTAGAAGGCTACCTTCGGATCGGCCACTGGGTCGATGCCGAGGATCATCGCGATAAGCGGCTGTAGCAAGTCCTGGAAGGCAACCGGCGTGAGCGCGGTACTCGTTAAGGTGCCATTTCCGCCAGCGAATACCGTGGTGCTCATTCTCTTCCCAAGCACGAATTCTGGTACGCAATTCTAGCCGCGTGAGAGAATGGCTTCACTTCACCGTTCTGAAAGTAGCCGCCGAACTGCCATTCTGCATTCCCAATTCTGGAAATTGGAATCTTACTGGCGGAAGGGTAACTATAGACGTGTGTGAGGCCGAATACTTCCACTACGAGATGCGCTCTCCCGTCCATGAACTGCGGCTGTTTCATTGCTCTCTTTAGTTCTTCCAGACTGTTAACATCCAGGTCAGTCCGAGTCATCTTGGGTTTTTGCTCATGGGCGGGTTCACCAGAACGGCGCGCACCCTTCCCAGTGAACTTTCCCGCCTCTTCGCGCGGATGTTCCGATTCCTGCCACGCGTCGCCGGCCACGCGCGCACAATCCAGGACGTGATCTAATGCTCGGTGAAGACGGGCGCAGCGGGTCATGGAGATCACCTATGGAGGTAGCCAAGCAGGTAGAGAACCAGCAGGATCAGGAGAATGGTGCCAAGCCCGAATCCCGGGCCGCCCCAGCCTGGGTATCGGGCTTGTCCCCAATACCCGCCGCCGAGCCCAAACACCAGAATCAGAACGATAATCAGGAGCAGCATCATGTCACTTTTCTTTCTCGCCCGTCATCCCGGGCGCACGGTCAATCTCCAGTGAGGCGAACTAAGATCGCCCCGAAATATCCGTAGTCGCGCCATTTTTGAACCGCCAAGATCCGGTACAAGTGCCCATGCCAGCGGATCTTGTCGCTCAACGCCGCTTGCGCTGGCGCGCCCCGGTTATCGCTGGTCCAGTCGGGATCGTTCGGCCGCCGCTCTCGCCGTTCTGCCAGTGTCTCGTAAATCGGCTGCGCGGTGAAGACTTGCAAGGAACCTGTCACCCGGTCACCCTCGGGCACCATTGCCAGCGCCTCATCCTCGGCCGGCTGGATCACCCCGAAGGCCGGGATCTCCTCGATCGGCCCCTGAATCCACCCGCCCGCACCGAATGAACCAGAGGAGCGCAGGATCAGAAAGTCGTCGCCGAGGTCGGGGTCCGACACTACCTCTGAGAGATCAAACGCCATCTACAGTGCTCCCGCCGCTTCTTCGCCAATCTCTTCGGCCTTGGCGGCCACGCCCGATGAACTCTTGCCAAAGTACTGGTGCTGACTGCCAAGATTGCCTGCAATCGCTTTTCCTCCGGCGACCCTAAGAACGTAGGTCAGGGCGCGCCGGACGGAACCGATGTCAATTCCTGGCCGGCTGCTGCCCTTCCTGGCTATGGTCGATGGTGCGTTCGGCGCCCAGCCATTCCGGCCGTCTGTTGGCCAACGCTTCGCTGCGTTTGCCGCCACTGTGCCCGCACGCTTCAATTCACGCTCAGCATCCTGCGGTTTCTGATCCAGGATGGCCTTCGACGCCGCTTCCAAGTGCGGCACGATGATCGCTTTGTTCGCCTCTATCGAAGGTTCGAGCCACGGCCGCGGAGGCTGTTTGTGCAATGGAGATCCTTTGCTGAAGATGAACAAAATTTCTGCGTTATTGATCCCGCCCGCTGAACCTGGACCACCCAACCGGATTTCCCTCGCTACCCGCGATCGGGTAGCTCGCTTGCCGGTGGCTGTGACACGCTTGATAGCCTCACCCCGGCTCATCCGCGAACTACTCTCTGCTGGAATCCCCACCAGCACCTCGCTCGCCCGGATGCGCTCTAGATCCTTGCGGAGTTGCGCTAGACCGGGGCCGGAACGGGTCACTGTGACAGGAGAGGGAGGCATGGTTGTGCCTTCATTTGCGCTCGCCCTCATTGTAATGATGAATTGCTTTGCCCTGACCGAAGGCTCCGCCCTTCGCTGTCCAAATATCGACAGGTTCTTTCCGGCTGTGTTCAGCAGCCGCTTTGTGGGCTTCCGCTTCTGAGGAGTACGAACCCAACCGCTTTCCACCGAAGGATGAGTA